TCTTTTGCCAAAGGGAAACGGGATATGGACCGTATTCGTGATTTGCGTGACGAAAAGATTAAGACGCAGAATCGTATCGGAATCTACGATAAGAAACTGTTGAAACTGGAGGCTTCAAAACCGCTTATGGACCTTTTGTCACGTGAGAAGGAGAAAGTAAAGAAGCGGTATCAGGAGCAGGGCAGAGAGCGATTGAATAACTATATCAGTCAGAGGAGCGCAACTGTACTTCGTACCAGAATTAAGAGGATTGCAAATGAATTTGAACACAGGCTCCTTCATGGAACGGATACGAGGTATATCCCACAGAATCTTGTAAATGGCGTGATTGAGGTATGTAATGCGATTGATCCTACTGGAAAGAGACAGGATACGAAGGTTGCGGAGAAGTATCGTACAGGCAGGGAAGCACTTGCTAATTTGAAAATGCAGTATGACGGACTAAAGAGGGAGGATTATGAGTTTTCTTCTGAGTTTAATGAGGAGTTTTCTTCTTTAATCGGTCAGCTGGCACAAGAGGTTGGAGATACTCCGCTTCGAGATATGTCAAGAGATCAGTTGGAAGATGTGCATGATATTCTGAGTGATATTTCACATATGCTTAAGGACGCTACGAAACAGATTGGCACCAGTGAACGTATTTCTAATTATGAGGCAGGGCAGGAAGTAATCGCAACGATGCAGCGTATGAAGCTGCTTGGAGGAATGGAACAGGGTAAACTTCTTTCTGTGTTCCGTAACTGGACGGAAAATCCGATGAGAGCTGTTCGTGAGATGTCAGGTTTTGATGAAGGTTCCAGACTGGTAAAATTGTTTGATGAGCTGAATGCAGGGCGGAGAAAGGCGGATACGTTCCGTATGGAAGCGGAAAAGCCTTTTGAGGTTCTTCGAAGTACTAAGGAAGGTATGAAGGCGTACAGCGAGGCTGTGGAGAAATCGGTTGATTTTGGTCTTGTAGACATGGATGGAAACTCGGTTTCGATATCGAAGATGCAGGCAATGACTGCTGTTCTTACATGGAGGAGAGAGCAGGCGAATGCAAACCGCAAGCATATGGAGGCACCTGTGTTGTTCCCGGATATGGAGCTGGAGCGTAAGGGAAAATTTTCTGAGGCTTTTGATAATGGACATGAGGTTCTGATTGGCGAGATTGCAGTGAATCGGATTATGGATTCTTTGTCGGAGTGGGACAAGCGGTATCTGGAGCTTGCCAGTGACTTATTTAATAAAAAGGCGAAGGACGCAGTGAATGAGGTTATGCTGGAAACGAGGCATCGAATTGTTGCTACGGAGAATGCGTATATTCCTTATACGATCAATCAGGATTATGTGAAGAAAGAGAGCGATAATGTGAAGTTTGATGCTACGATTGAGGGACTTGGAATCCTGAAGTCTGTTCAGAGAAATGCGCCGCAACAGCTTGTGATGCAGGGACTAAATACGGTTCTTGATAATCATATTGGCAAGGTGGCGAAGATCTATGGATTGGCGATTCCGGTGCGGAACTGGAATAAGGTGTTTAATATGCAGCAGACAGCTGATGATGGAGGTATGTCTGTCAAGAAGGCTATTCGGAAAGTGTGGAATGATGGAGGAGTAGAACTACTTGACCGGGCGGTTGCTGACCTACAGTCTCCTCGGCGGCATGATAATGTTAAGTTGTTATCTGATATCAAGTCTGCATTTGTTACGTCTACACTTTCGAGCAACATATCAGTGTGGATGAAGCAGGCGGCGTCTTATCCTACTGCTGGTGCAATATTATCTAACGCTGCATTGACGAAAGGATTAGTGGATTATAGTACAAAGATTAAGGATGGCATTCATGCACAGGATGTGTGGGACGAGATTGATGTGCATACTTCTCAACACTGGATTCGCAGACAGGGGCTGTCTTTGCAGGAGCTTGGTGAACTAAATCAAAGCAAGGGCTGGCAGAACGTTATGAATCGAAAACTTGGCAAGTTTTCTCCGATGAACTGGATACAGGCAATGGATGTGGGAACGACTGCTGCTTTGTGGTATGCGTGTAAGGAGGAGGCTCGTATTAAAGGAGTTGCTGAATCTTCGGATAATTACTGGAATGAGGTAACAAAACTATACGATCAGGTGATTGAGGAAACGCAGCCAATGTATGATTCATTACACAGGGCAGAGATAACGAAAAAGCAAGGATTGAACAATATTATCATGTTCCAGACTCAGCCATTACAAAACTCAGGCATTTTAAGAGAGGGCGCGATGGAGTATTTTGTGGCTAAGCGGGAATTTGGAGCGCATTCAGATATTGCAAAACAGAAGGCTTTGAAGTTTCGAAAGGCAATAGGCAGTCAGATTGCATCGCATTTTGTGTTTACTGCTATGACCCTGCTGGCTGGTGCGATGTTGCATCGAATGAATCCTTGGAGGGACGAGGATAAGGAGGTAACGTTGGATAGCACTGGCAAAGAATTTCTAATTCAGTTTGTCTCTAATTATACTGGAGCTATACTTCCGATATTTGGTAATATAGCAGCATCAATGGTAGATAAGCTGTTTTTGGGAACTAGATATGATGTCTTGTCTGATGCTACAGTGGATAAGATTAACACTACAATAGATACTTTTACAGATCTGGTAAAGGAACCTAGTTTTGATACATTTCTTGAAGTGGTTTGTGAGTCTGCTTCTTACCTTGGGATACCAGCAAAGAATGCAAAGAATATTGTAGAGGGTGCGATTTTTCATGCCCAGGATGTCATTAACGGAGAGTTTTTGTCTTTCCATTCTGGAGTGGAACTTACCAATTCTATGAAGGCTGACAGGTTTATTGAGTATTCTTCAGCGGGTGAGAGTGATGAGGCTTCGAAATTCTATGATGAATGGGTAGAGGCTAAAAGGGTGGAGACTGCCGAGAAGCGAAAGGAAGAGGGAAAGACTGAGCTTGATGATAGGGAACTGGAGGAAAAGGCAAAGAGTGGCATTAAATCATCTGTTTCATCGAAACTCCGGAAAGCGTACATCGAGGCGTATAAGAGTAAGAATGACAAGGAGATGGCTGAAATAAGAAGGAAGATGCTTTCTACTGGTCTTTATGGAACTGGTAATGATGTGGTGAAGACTTGCCAGAACTGGGTAAAAGAATATAAGTAAGAAATTGTATGGGGAAGTGTGACATCACGCTTCCTCTTTTTGTTATGATGGCGGGAGAAGGAGGGATGAATGGAATGAATGCATCAATATATCGGATTTCTTTGGATGTTCATAAAGTGGGTTCTCAGGAGATGTTGAGTGTGAAGCGGAGGGATACTGCGCGGAGGATTTTAATTAGTCTTACGGATGGCGGGACCCCTTATGAGATAGCGGGGGATTGCAAGGTGCGGTTCCGGGCAAAGAAGGCGGATGGGAAGATTATTTATAATGATTGCAGGGTTTTGAAGAATGTGATCGAGTATGTTCCTACGAGTGCAACTACGGATACGGTCGGTGTTGTGGAGTGTGAGGTTACGTTGTATGGAGCTGATAATAGACAGCTTACATCTCCAAGGTTTTCTTTGATTGTGGATGAGTCTGTTGTGTCTGATGAAGAGATTGAGGGGACGAATGAGTTTACTGCACTGGAGAAGTGTTTTGAATGGGCGGGTAATATGGACCTATCTGTGGAGAAGGTGGGGAGAGCGGCCACTATTCGGGCTACTACAAAGGATGGTGTGAAACAGAGTGCTACGGTGTATGACGGGAAGCCGGCTTATGAGTATGCGGTGGAGAAGGGATACACTGGAACGGAGGAGGATTTTAAGGCGCTGATGGCGTTTGTGGATGTGGATGTAAAGAATAGCCTTAGTATGGGAAGGAAAGAAGGCACAACGATTGGGAAAAACAGTACTGCATTTGGTAAAGATGTATCTGCTCCTGGTGAATGTTCTCATGCTGAAGGTCATGGAATTGTAGTATACCCTGTGGCCGGACACTCTGAAGGGTCTGGTAATTTATCCGGAAGTAAAGGATTTACCATTCTTGGCGTAGAAGGAACTCATGATGGAGAAGGCTGCTATACATTAGATTCTGTAACTGGTCTTGAAATTAATGATGTTTATTCTGTGAGTGTATGTTATACGGATGGAGGAAATTCACAAGGAGAGAATTATGGAAAAATTACAGCAATCAATGGAAATGTTGTAACTGTAGATAAATTATTCTGCCCAGGAACTTTTGCAGTAAAAGATAGTTATATAAATGTTATAGACGGAGTAGATTATGATACCGAACAGAATGTGTTTAGAATCATTGCAAAACCAACTATAGGAACTAGAATTTTAGGTTATGCAGCCCATACAGAGGGTCGAATAACACAGGCACTCAGTAAGGGGGCACATGCTGAAGGTCAACTAAACATATCTTATGGTAGTTATTCGCATACAGAAGGAAATAATAATCAAGCCGGTTATAGTTCTCATGCAGAAGGGGCTGAGAATATTGCGAGTGGATTTTGGTCGCATGCAGAGGGAAAGGGGAACAAATCTTCGGGACATTTTTCACATGCGGAGGGTGTGAATACGACTGCTTCTAATCAATGTGCACATGCAGAAGGTAGAGATACTACTGCTTCAGGTGAAATATCACATGCGGAGGGATTTCGGTCACAGGCAACTGCAAATATTTCGCACGCCGAGGGAAATGCCGCTATAGCATCTGGAGAATGTGCACATGCAGAAGGTAGAGATACTATAGCAAGCGGATATGTTTCTCACACAGAGGGTCAAGGTTCAAATGCATCAGGCACTGCAGCACATGCAGAAGGGTATTATACTAAAGCGACAAATTCAATAGCTCATGCGGAAGGTCAAAACACAACCGCATCTGGGCAGGGATCTCATGCGGAAGGATTTGAAACTATTGCAGCATCTTTTTATCAGCATGTTCAAGGGAAATATAATATACAAGATTCTGAAAATAAGTATGCACACATAGTAGGTTGGGGTTCTTCTGATACGGACAGAAAAAATATTCATACTTTAGATACTGATGGGAATGGCTGGTTTTCTGGGAAACTGTCGCAAGAAGGACAACCAACAAGTAATAAAGACCTTGCTACTAAAAAGTATGTAGATACTGGGTTGAGTAATAAAGCTAATAAGAGTCATGCTGAAATTACAGGCAGTCTTAGTATGGGAAGAAAGTCAGATACGTCCACGTCCATAGGAGTAGGAAGCACTGCGCTTGGCTCAGATGTAACTGCTTCTGGGACGGGTTCGCATGCAGAAGGAAATTCAACAATTGCCTCTGGGAATTATTCGCACGCAGAGGGTGGATATACGGAAGCCACGGATTCAGCTGCGCATGCGGAAGGATATTATACTGAAGCCGGAAAATTTGCTCATGCGGAAGGAAATAGTACAAAAGCTTTGGCAGACCAATCTCATGCAGAAGGACACAAATCTTCTGCTACTGGGGAAAATGCTCATGCGGAAGGTTATCAGACTATGGCAAAGGGTTTCAGCAGTCATGCAGAAGGAAGTTCTCTCCGTCAGATTGGCAGTGATATCGTAAATGGCACAGACAGTAATATTAAAGTGAATTGGGATAATTCTAAATTTGCGTTGGCAAAGGGAACGGCGAGTCATACGGAAGGTACTAACTGTATGGTTCTTGGTGATAGAGGACATGCAGAGGGAAATCAAAGTTTAGTGCATACGAATAATGGTCACGCAGAGGGATTTTACGCCCAGGCTTACGGACATTGTTCTCACGCAGAGGGACATAGCACACATGCCGGCATACCATCAGAGCCAAATGGTCAAACGCACGGTTTTGCAGCACATGCGGAGGGGCGAGATACAAAAGCTACTGGCAACTATTCTCATGCGCAAGGAAGAACGACTACCGCTTCCGGAAGTGGCTCTCACGCAGAAGGTAATAATACAATTGCAAGTAATTCTAACTCGCATGCTGAAGGGTATTTATCACAGGCAAATGGCGATAGTAGTCATGCGGAAGGAAATTGTTCTATTGCTAACGGAAGTTGGTCCCACGCCCAAGGATTCCATACAAAAACAGGTGCTTCGTGTGCTCACGCAGAGGGAACGTGTACGAAAGCAATGTCTAATTATCAGCATGTACAAGGGAAATATAATCAGGTAGATTCAGCAAATGAGTATGCCCATATTATTGGGAATGGAACATCTGACACTGCTCGTTCTAACGCCCACACACTGGATTGGCAGGGCAATGCATGGTATCAAGGTGCTGTGACGAGTAATGGTGCTGACTATGCGGAGTTCTTTGAGTGGGTAGATGGAAATACTGACAACGAAGACCGGGTTGGACTCCTTGTGACGCTTGATGGTGGAAAAATGAAAGTTGCAAATAGTGGGGATGAAATTCTTGGTATTATCTCAGGTACCGCAGCAGTGCTTGGCGATAACTATGAATGTGCATGGAATGGGAAATTTCTGACAGATGACTTTGGACGGATTCTTTATGATGAAGTGGAGGAGTTTGTTGAAGTTCCGAAAATTACGTTCAGTGAAGCTTTAAACGAGGAAACCGGCGAGGTTGAAGTTTCTGAAACGACAGAAATGGAAACGCAGTCTTTGGGATTTTTTAAGCATCCGAGAATTAATCCAGACTATGACGCGGAGCAGGCTTATGTGAATCGTGCAAATCGTCCGGAATGGGATATGGTTGGTATGCTTGGTAAACTATATCTTCGTGATGATGGTAGTTGTGAAGTTAACAAGTATGCAACTGTTGGAACAGATGGTGTGGCTACTGCATCTCAGGAGCATACGAATATGAGGGTGTTGTCGCGTGTAAGTGAGAATGTGGTAAGAGTGCTGCTAAAGTAGGAAGGAGGTAAGATATGATTGAGGCAATTATAACGGGAGCAGTAGCGATAGTCGTTTGTATGATAAATAACTACTGCCAGCAACGAAGGACGGAAAAACAGAATAGTGAGACAATCGCTTTGATTGACTATAAGCTGGATGTACTTACAGAGCGTGTGGATAAGCACAATAATGTAATTGAGCGTACATATGAGCTGGAAAGAGCGGTTGAAGTGGACGAGGAGAAAATCAGAGTAGCAAATCACAGAATCGAAGATTTGGAAAGGAAGGTAGATTAGTATGAAAAACAAAACTTATTGGATGAATTGGACGAAGGCAGCAGGAGTGAGAGCGATTAAGACTTTTGCACAGGTGGCTGTATCTATGTTGACTGTGGGACAAGCGGTCATGGACGTAAATTGGGTAAATGTATTGTCAGTATCGGCAGTGGCAGCAGTCATCTCTATTTTAACAAGTGTAGCAGGTATACCAGAGGTAAAGGAGTAGAGGGCGAGTAGATCGCTCTCTTAGTTGCACCGGTGCAACAGGACAAGTAAGAAAAATATTATGGAAAAGGAGTTTTTATTATGGCAAAAGTATTTTTAAGTGCAGGACATGGAGGAAGTGATCCGGGAGCAATTGCTTACGGAATGAAGGAGAAAGATATTAACTTACAGATTTTGTTAGCGTGTAACGAAGTGCTGGTCCGTCATGGAGTAGCTACAGTGCTATCCAGAACGACCGATGAGAACGATCCGGTGGCACAGGAGGTAAAAGAAGCAAATGCTTCCGGGGCAAATATTGCAGTATCATTCCACACAAACGCTGGGGGAGGAGATGGCTCGGAGAGTTATTACTATCCAACAGACAATAATGGAAAGCGACTTGCCCAGCTTTGCGAGAACTATACACAGGCGATCGGGCAGAACAGCAGAGGTGTAAAAAGCGGAAAGAATTTGTATTTTGTAAATGGCACCAGGATGACAGCGGTACTTTGTGAATGCGCATTTATTGACAATGACACGGATAATGACTTGATAGACACAGTGGCAGAACAGAAAGCCTTTGGAGTGGCATATGCAAAGGCTATCCTAGAATATCTTGGGATTGCATATGTAGAGCCGGTAGTAGCTAGCGGAAGTGAGTTATACCGGGTACAGGTGGGCGCTTACCGTGAAAAAGGAAATGCAGAAGCTATGCTGGGAAAAGTAAAAGCAGCAGGATTTACAGATGCATTTATTGCAACTGTGAAATAATGGGATTTCAAAAGGAGATTGACGAAAGCTCTCCTTTTATCTTTGCTAAACAATTCAACAAAAAAAATAAAATTAAACAACTTGTTGACAAAAATGCTTTTTAGGATTATAGTATAAGTGAAGGGGAACTATTAACAATTCAAAATACGGAGGAAAGAATTATGCTGACGAGGTTTGGAAAACAGTTAAGAAAAATCAGGATAGAGAGTGATCAAAGACTGAAGGATATGGCTGACAAACTTGGGGTAACGGTAGCTTACTTGTCGGCTGTAGAAAATGGAAACAGAAAGGTTCCAGATGCGTGGATACCTATTATTGCAACTGAGTATTGCTTGGATGAACATGAGGAAATTGAATTACAGCAGGCGGCATATGAAAATAAGAAAGAGATTCGGATAAGTCTTGAAGATAATGTTAAAGCAGACTTGGCGTTATCGTTTGCAAGAAAGTTTAAAAATATGACAAACGATGATTTAGACAAGTTACAGGAGTTTTTAGATACTTTATAGGAGGGCAGAATGACAGAATGTATTGCAGAGCCACTTGGAAGGCAAGATATTAGAAGGTTAGCAGAAATAATTAGAAGAATAGAAGGGTGTAATAATACATTATATTTTGACATTGTACATTTTTTAGAAAATACATTACCTAAAATAGATTCGAATTTTTGTCTTAAGATAAAGCCGGTTTCTGAAATGGGAGAATGCCACGGATTGACATATCCAGATAGGAATGAAATAACCATTCGTGAAGATGTCTATCTTAGAGCATGTGATGATGTGGGACGAGACAGATTAACAATGGCACATGAATTATTTCATCTTTTGCAACATGAAAGTAGCAATATAAGTTTTGCTAGAACGGGTAAAAAAGGAATTGAAGCCTTTAGAAATCCAGAGTGGCAGGCTGATGCATTTGGTGGAGAGTTACTTGTGCCACACCATTTAATTGCAGGAATGACAGTAGACGAGATTGCAGATTCTTGCAAAGTTTCCCAAAAAGCTGCAGCATATCAACTAAGTAAATATTAATGTTTAAAGCAAAAGCTTTTTACATAGAAAAAAACCAAGCAATAAATGCTTGGTAACTTACCTAAGGTTGTTCACCTATGCGGTTAGTTATACTTTTTTCTGGACAATCAAAGTATAGCATAAGAGAACTATCCTTGGCAAGTGAAAACTTAAAAAGGAGGTGGTTTTAATGTATATTTTTAGAACAAAACGTACATTGAAAGATGGAACTGTAATTTATGCGCGTGATTATGGTTTAAAGGCTTTTAAGATCTGGATTGGACCAGGCAAAGAACCAGAAAAATAGATTGCAAATTTAAAGAGTATATGTTACTAACCCATATACTTTCTTGAAGAAAGAAGGTATAATTATGGCAAAAACAAAATCAAGTACAAGAGGGGTACAAAATAAGAAGATTGTAGTAGTGAAATCATATAGGAAAAAAGATGGTACAAAAGTAGGTGCACATAGAAGGTCTACACCAAATTAAAAGAATAATCATTATGTAAATTGAATGTCTATAAAATTTAGATATTTTGTGACAACGCAAGAACCGAAGGTTTGAAATACAAGCTTTTGGTTCTTGTTTTGTATATGTTGAGACATATTATCCATGTTAGAAGAGAATGTGAAAATTCTTTCTATTTTCCAAACGGTCAAGATGGCTATGCTGGAGCATTTGGAAAGCCTATAGATCGATTCCAATTATTCTAGGAAAATGCCGTAAATAATACACTTCTTTTATGTACTAATGTATCAACAGATGTACGCAAAAGAAGTGTATATTTTACTGGCTAGATTGTATATTCGATATCGATTTGTCCATCTTTTTGAAATACAATTCTCTTAACTAAAATATGGCACAAATTCTTGATTTCGTCGAATGTTCCATTTTGCAGAGTTGTTGGTATATCATCCAGTACAAGATTCAATTGCTTCAGCAGGGAAACTTCTTCTTGGTTTTTGGTATTCCCGGAATCTATCTCTGAGAGCCTAGAGGCTATGGAAGATTTTTTCTTATCCAAATCCACTATTTTTTCATTTATGTATTTGATCAATACTTCATTTCCCTGAGAGAGAGACTGCATAAGATTATCGATTTCAGTCTGCACTTGGTTTAGCTTTATCATGAGGTCGTTACGTTCTTTCAAATCGGAAGCGGTCCTTTCGGATTCTTTGATTTCGGCGTTTCTGATTCTATCGATAACGGATTGCTTTGAATAGTGCTCTATAATGTTTTGAATAATCATTGGATCTGTTTTCTTTTTGGATGCCGGTTTTTGTTCGCAAGTATAGTATCCACGGTTTTTCTTGGTACTACACAAATAGTACCCTTGTGTTCCACTACTATTTGTATAAGATACTCCGGCTCCGCAGCAACCGCATTTCATCAGTCCGGTAAACCAACTGTTTTTCCCAGTGCCGGCACGGGAAGGCGTTACAAGCAAGGATTTTCTTTTGTATTGCACACGAAGCCATGTGTCAGAATCAATGATGGCTTCGTGGTTGGAAATATTGCAGTACATCTCATCGGCGCTTCTGGTACGCTTGTGTCTGCTTGCGGATGCATTTTTCTTTCCGTACATATCCACAGAAGCCATTCCGTCAAATTCTTCTGGTGCATTTGAAATGTTTGCACCGATTCCCAGTAGATAGTTATAGATAGCCATGTCATTTGGTGCATAGAGTGGCCGCGACAGGATATCAGCGATTACCCTGGAAGACCACAGAGCACCTTTTCGGCTTGGAATATGAAGCTGGTTATTTAATTTGTCTAGTATTGTGGAAATGGAATTGTTTGGCTCTAAGTACCATTCATATATTTGTTTTACTAATGGAGCTGTTTTTTCATCCGGCTCTAATACAGTATGATATTTTCCTTTGTATTTAAGTTTTGTCAATCTATATCCATAAGGCGCATAACCACCTCCCCAGAAACCTAATTCTGTACGGTAATAGTAGTTGTCGTGGACGCGCTGCGAAGTGTTTTCCCGTTCCATCTGAGCGAATACCATACAGATATAAATCATAGCACGTCCGATTGGGGTGGAGGTATCAAAGTTTTCGGATACGGACTGAAATTCACAGCTGCATTTCTGAAGTTCGCATAAGAGGTTGGCAAAATCGGAAATGTTACGACTGATACGGTCAAGTTTGTAGACCAATATTTTAGTAATCTGCCCATTGCGGACCTTTTTCATCATTTGTTCGAATGCAGGTCGGTTTAAGTTTTTTCCGGAATAGCCAAGGTCTTCAAAGATTTCGTATTCTTCTCCGCAGCAGGAGGCAATACAAAGGTCTGCCTGCTGAGAAGTGGAAAGAGAATCTTTCTTAAAAAGGGATTGTCTGGTATAAATTGCTATCACAATGATATCCTCCTAATTAAATATATTAAAAATGAATATAAAAATAGCACCCAATCACGAACTACAGTTCGGATTGCAATGGGTGTCCGAAGATGATACAATATACATGTTCTTACTATGTAGTGCATCTTCGGATGTATATGGACCGTCTTAGTGCTGCCAACACTAGGGCGGTTTTTATGAAAATATTTACAAATTGTATAAATTTTAATACATAAATTGACAGATTTGATTAATAATAGTATACTATAAATAAGTTAACTCGTGAAGGATAAGGCTGGGTTCCTGAATGGGAGTAGGTCATAAGACTGAGAAGTCCTTTGCCCCTGGGGTTGGCTTATTTTTTGTTAAGCTATTCTTAAGATTCTGAATGATATTTTCAGGGTCTTTTTTTATTTCCTCCACAATAAAATCAATCGTTTGAATACTATAGCCATATGTATGCGTCAATTGGTGCTGATAACATAGTTTAGGATTATCTTTTATGCCATAGTACTTGCAAAATAAATTGAAGTGATAAGCATTAAATTTCTTTGTTTCGCCATTATATTTTAATGAAATTCCTTGACGTGATAAACGTGTGGAAACTTCATTAACGCAACTAGTAGAACTATATTTATGTGTTGTATTAGGATCCTTAAGTTCTTTTATGATTTTTACTTTTGTATCTACGGAATTATCAATAGCCACAAAAGAAGTTGCTTTATTTTTGTTTTTGGTAATAAAATGATAGTGTTCAATTTTAATTGCAAATTTATCATTGTTATTGAGTATGGTCTCCGTTATATTGGCGTTTGCATTAAGTAGTTTTGTGGCGATCTCTTCTGGATATTTTGCGATTATTTCAGCTTCATTTAAAGCTTTCATACTAACAGAAAGAGTTAAAAAATTTTGTGGAACAATGGATGTCATATCAATTTGGTGAAACGCCATCATTTTTTCATTAAAATTAAAAATGCATGATTGAAATAATGGAACATATACCATTTCATATTCCTCTGTGATAAAATGCGTGCTTGTATTCCTTAATTCTATTATTTTTTCAAGATTTAATCGTAATGGGTCTTTGTTGTTTGTGAAAACTTTCTGAATGCAGTTTTCCAATGAGAGTGTCCTGTCTGGATGATCGTGGTAATAAATGCTATTTTCGCCCATAGATTTTATCATATATGCTTTCAACATAAGTTCCCATGCATTACATATAAAAAGGCTGAATCCCTCAACACGATATTTAATTGTGGGTTTATTGTAAAGCTCAATAGCCATTGAAAAAGCTTCTTTTGATTTTTCAACTAATTTGTTTTCTAAATCTTCCATAAATTTTCCTTTCTTTTGTACCATTGACAATTTTTAAAGGTGTCGAATTCGACTCCTTTTATATACGATAACCTCTATATGAACACTAATTGGCAGTTCATTTACGTTTCATTCCTTTAATTAAATTTGCTATATATTGGTATGCATAAATTACAAATAAAACGATATATGAAATGAAAAACCACGTGGGATATGCTATGATAAAAAACAATCCAACAATCCAAAGGAGCGTCTGAATTATACCAAATGTTACAACAAATTTGGACGATAGCCAATAATAAATCAAAAATAAAACAGTGATTGCAAATATCGACGGTACAAAGCGTGATATAACAACATAGAACGGTATAATGCCCATAAAAAACACAAGGCAAAAAAAGACGATACCGCCAAAGATGCCAAAAGTACCCCATAACATTTCTTTTAGTTTTTCCATTTAAATCTCCTTATCTTTTGCACCTTTTATTTGATAACCTCTAATTACGCGCAAGCCGTAATATTTCATATATTTACCAGTATCCAAAACAAGTAATGGAGTGTAAAATAATTACATGAAAATCTTATTAGATAAAATCATGTATGAGAAAGAATTATCCGTTCGCCAAGTATCAATTGCAACTGGAATATCAAAATCCACAATTAGTCGGATTATGTGTGGGAGTGTATCTCCAACAATGGACGTAATGGAATGTATTGCTGAAGGCCTCAAAATTCATATTTCTGACCTTTATGACTCTTCTTTTAAATAAGTGTCCCATATATGGGACAATCATCCAACTTTGAGTAAGAAAACAGAAGTTCATGTGTCTTATTAATAAAGGCAGAAATTTCCAATCTCAATGAAAGGATTTTATTGCTATCTGCACAAAGGAGAACACATATTATGAATATGGAAGAGTACAAAAGCATTATAATCCAAATGTTCCAAAAACTCGACGAATCTGATTATTTATTTCTTAGGCAGATTTATACGCTCGTGAAAAAACATCTTGAAAGGAAGAGAAGGCGTTAGCCTTCTTTTTCTTTGAGATTTTTTATGAGTTTTTCACTGAAATCACAAAGCACTTCCTGAGACTTCGGAGTTAATTCACTATATGTACGCATAATTTCTTTGATAATAGTATAAAGAGGATTGTTTCCATCATCTTCTAATAATTCAGAAACATATGCGGCGACTTCGTCTTCTTCTGGCAATTCTAAGAACATTTCCCCATCACCAGTCTTGAGCCATTCAATGTCTACTCGTTTTTCTTTCCAGTTAGAAAGCATTATTAAATGCTGGGCTGTAACATTACGCCTGCCTGCCTCAATGTCGGTAACGCCAGAACGAGTAAGTCCTAAGATTTTTCCCCACTCTTCTTGTGTCATTTTGCAATTTTTTCTTAATTCTTTGAATCGCTCATTAATACTCATCATTGTAATCACCTCCTATCTTGCAACCAATATAACATAGAAAAGAAAGTTTGTAAATAATAAATGACGCAAACAGTACAAAAAAGTGTTGACAAAAGATTGTAAGCGTCATATAATTGACGCATAGAGGACGATAAAAGTGAAAAGAGGTGAGAGAGATGTGGCTGCTATTACTTGTATGGATAGTAGGAATTAGTTGTATTGCAATTATGAAAAAGATAGAGCCAGAGATATATAAAGTATATACATTATATGTTCTGGCAATAGAGTTGATTTTTACAGTTTCTTTAATTCAGTACTTATAAGACGTGATAAATCATCTATGTATTTGACAAAAAACAGTAAGAAAATCAGGAAGGAGAGCAAAACTGTGTCAGACGAATTAAAAAGAATGATAACAGAAACAGTAGAAAATCTAAAACATTTAGATGAAGAAAGTCTGAGGATTATGAAAAGTAATTCGGAGATTTTAAAGGCAAGAGATGCACTGGATAAGAAGGAAAACAAATAATTTGCCAGATAAAAGGAAACTCGGACAATCCGTACTTCATAAATTTAAGGGAGGTGATGTAAATGAGTAATAAACCAAGAGGTAGTAACGAAATTGTAGTAAGAGATGTTACTCCGGAGTATACGGGAGAAGAACTACAGAAGAGAGTTAATGAACTGGCGCGAGATCTTCTTGCGTTTGCAAAAAACAGAGGGAAAGAGAAAACCGCTTAGGCGGTAGAAAGGAGGACAAGCCATGAGAAAGTATCTAATGATTAAAAATGGAATGCTGACTTTGGTAGTAACAAGCATTTACTACAAAAGTGTATTTGCAGACGTATCCATGTTTGTAAGAATCTTCGGAACGGTAGCAATCTTCGTATCGCTTATGTGGCTTCTAAAGGAAGCGGACAGGCTGTTTATGGAAGATATTGTTCAGAAAAGAAAAAGAGCGCACAGGTCGGCAAACCGTATGCACTCAACAAATGAAATCAATTAAATTATATAGCAGATGTGGAGGAAATGTCAAATGGAAAGTGCATATGACGTATGGAAAACGACTCCCCCAGATGATCCGGAGCCGGTAGCGCACTGTAATCATTGTGGAGAGCCATTATATGAAGGTGATGTTCTTTATGTAATTGACGGTGGAATCTGTGAGAGTTGTTTGAATGATAACTATAGGAGTTTTGCGTAAGGAGGATATATGTACGGATACATATGTGATAGGTGTGGAGCGCATTTAGATCCGGGAGAAAAGTGCGACTGCCTGCTGGAGGAAGAAATGAAAATCCGGAAGAGGAAGGAGTCCAGCTTGAAAGCAAAAGAGTTGTTAGAAAAATCAAAGTGGGAGCAACAGATATTGGAAGTCTGTTGTTAAGAAATAGGAGGTTAGAAATGTTAAAACCATATAACGAGCTAAGAAAGCTTGATGTAACACCGTATGTAGAAAAGAGAGATGGTGCGGATTATCTGCCATATAATAAATGTCTTGATTTACTGCATGAAAATGGCGCGGAGGAGGTTTATTTTCTTCCTGTGCCAAATCCAAAAACAGGGAACAGCCTTTATGAAACAGAAACTGTGTTTGAGGATAAAAATGGTAATAAGAATCGTTGCTATGAAACAAGAATTGAGGTTCACATTGATGATAAGGTGTATTTTATGCAATCTCCTGTTATGAATGGAGCGAACCCGGTAAAGGACAATAGTATGAGTCAACAGAGAGTGTGGAACAGTATGACTCGTTCTTTTGTGAAGGCGGTTGCTATGTATACTGGTCTTGGTTTTTCTCTGTGGCTTAAGGAAGAGGAAAACGAGCGAAAGCAGCAGTATCAGGCAGATATGTATCACGACATCAGAAAGGTGCAAGAGCGTGTATTTGAAACAATTACAGCTATCCAGAAGAAAAGTCAAATGACATTGCCACAGATTGCAGAACGCTTAGGAAGAACAGAAGAGGAACTGAAACAGTATCTGAATACGTACAGGATTTTAGAAGCAGTTGAGAACAATCTGAATTGTGTATTAAGGGAATTGTCATGATAGCAGATAAGGACCGTTCTGGTTACATAGGAGCAAGTGATACGCGTTTTGTGATGGGAAACTGGAACACGAAAACATTTGAAAATTGGTGGCGCGAGAAACAGGGGATTGCTAGAAGCGATTTTACAAATGAAGCGATGCAGACAGGCTCTGCATATGAGCATAAGATATTGGATTCACTGGGAATCGTTGGTCTTGAAAAGGATAGACAGGTTATTATCGACAGGCTTCGTGTGAACTTAGATGGAAATACTCAAACTAAGATATATGAGGTGAAAACGTATAATAGCAGAAAAGAATTTAAGGTATCGAAAGTGTATAGAGAACAAGTAAACGTAGAGATGTATGCTTTGGGAATTCATGAGGCATGTATTGTTGCGTATGGTCTTGAGGAAGAGGATTATAGGAATTTTTTTAGAAAGGTAGATAAGGATAGAATCTCGTTTCATGAAATTATGTACGACATGGAGTTTATTCAAAGATATGAAGTGCGTCTTAGATATCTTAGTCAGTGTTTGAAGGATGGCAGGTTTCCACAGGAGGGAGATGTTTGAGTGTTTAAGGTGAATTTTACAGGGAAGTTAAAGCAGCCAGTCTTTGATTATATAACGGGACGCCTTGTCCTTTTATTTGAGCCAAATGAGGATTTTCGGGAAGCATATGAGGAATTGAAGGACTGTGACAAATTAAGCCTTGAAATAAAGAAATACAGGGCGAAGAGAAGCCTTGATGCGAATGCCTATTATTGGACGTTGATTACAAAGTTTGCCAAAGTGCTTGAAACGTCTAATGCAGAGGCGCATAACAGAATGTTGCAGTTGTATGGATACCCGGAGCTTGTGGATGAAAAGTCTTTTCTGGTGGTTGTTCCGGACACTGAGGAAGCGCACAGGAAGGTTATGCAGGCTGAGGAGTATCATTTAAAACCTACCAGTGATGTAAGGGAAGGCAATGACGGGATTATGTATCGTACATATGTATTACTTCGTGGAAGTCGAACATATAACACGGAGGAAATGTCAAGGCTTATCAATGGTCTTATAAGTGAATGTAAGGAGATAGGTATATCGGATAGGGAGATAGCAACACCGGATGAAAAGAGAATACTGAAGGAGAGGTATGGTGTTGACCTTGGCTAAGAGGTTATGGAGTGTTTTTACGGATGATATGGAGCATTGTATTGAAACGGGGACAAATCAAGTACATAGGCACCATATTTTCTACGGACCTTATAGAAACAAGAGTGAGGAGCGGGGGTTTGTAATCCCAATTGCTTATTATTTGCATGAGTTTCAAAAAGGCAGTATCCATGATAATCCCAATAAGGGATTGGATTTGAAATATAAGCAGTTAGCACAGACTTATTATGAGGAGCATTATGGAACCAGAAATGATTTCATAAGGGAGTTTGGTAGGTCTTGGCTATAAGTAACATGTAAACCGTTCATGTATGGCGAAATAATATATCACAATCAAAAGCCATTTGTAAGAAAGGAGATTTATGCGAAGGAAATCAAAAGCGGAGCAGTTCTTTTCACGAATACCGGACGGGCACGAGAATCCACTAAGGAGACCTTCTGATGACTACACAGACAGGGCTTTGCGCAGGATGGTGGAAGATGCGAACAATAAAGGGGATTGCATCATTAACGTGGGAAGGGGTTATTACAGGCCTCTTCCTAATGATCCAGTAGATGTGAAGGAGTTTCATGAATATTTGAATAAGGATCTGTCGAGAGCAAGGAAGGTGTTGAAGAAGCGACTTGCTATGAGAATGACATTTGAAAAATGGAAAGAGCAGGAGTTTTTGCTTATAAATTTTAAGGATGAAAAAGGAGTGATTGGTTGAGTGGCTGGGTAAAAGTAAATCGAAATATTTTAGAGCACTGGATTTGGAATGAAAAGCCATTTTCGAAGGGGCAAGCATGGGTAGATATTATTCTGCTTGCAAATCATTCTGATAAAAGAATATTATTTGCGGGTGAACTTGTAGAGGTTAAAAAGGGAAGTTTTATTACTTCGGAGTTGAAGCTTATGGAGCGCTGGGGGTGGAGTAAAAACAAAGTAAGGGCGTTTTTGAGACTTTTGGAAAATGATTCAATGATTGTCAAAGAATCGAACCATAAAAGAACCGCTATAAACGTTGTAAATTATGGGAAATATCAAGTTTTTGAAACCACAAAAGAACCGCAGATGAACCACGGAGAGACCACAGATGAACCAGTGAAGGTACACAAACAAGAATGTAAGAATGATAAGAATGAAAAGAATAATAAATTTATGTGTGCTTTTGAGGAGCTTTGGAGTGCATACCCGAGAAAAAAGGAAAAGGCAAAGGCTTATAAATGCTATCAAGCCAGATTGTCGGATGGTTTTTCAGAGGACGAGCTATTGTTAGCAGTTAAAAGATATGCACAAGAATGTGAAGGGAAGAAAACAGAAGAGCAGTTTATTAAGCATGCAGCTACATTTTTGGGACCGAATACACCGTTTGTTGATTATCTCGGTGATTATAAGGCGTCTTCACAGACACAGAAGAAGGCGAACAAGTTCAACAACTTTGACAATCGTAAGTATGACATGACGAATTTAGAAAGACAATTGCTGAATGGATAGGAGGTAGTTATGGGGAATAAATATCATGCAAGGAGATACATGATTGGTGATGAGATGTTTGACTCCAAGAAGGAAGCTGGAAGGTGGCAGGAGCTGAAGCTTCTGGAGAGGGCAGGTGAGATATCGCATTTGCAAAGGCAGGTAAAGTATGTGCTGATTCCATCGCAGTATGAGGTGTCTGGTTATACAAAGATGGGGAAGGAAAAGAGGCATCTGGTGGAACGGGAGTGTTCTTATGTTGCGGATTTTGTGTATCATGAGTTGGCCTCCAACGAGGTGGTTGTGGAGGACGTGAAGGGGTTTAAGACAAAGGATTACATAATCAAGCGGAAGCTGATGCTTTATGTTCATGGAATCAGAATCAGAGAGGTGTAGGCAATGTTAGAAACAAAACAGATAGCGGTATTTTTTGACAGTCTGAGTGAAGATGCATCGGTTCCTTTCGAGAGATGAGCGAACAAAAGGATTATATTAAAAAGTTTGTTGCAATGCAGCGATTGCCTTACGAAGTGAAGGTAAAGCGTGCTGAGATAAGAGCAAAAGAGTTTTATGAAAAAATGGTATATAACGAGGGTAAGAATGTTCATGTATCTGTAGGAGGATTAGATAGTTTGACATTACTGTTTTTCCTGCGAAGCATCGGTTTAGATGTGCCGGCGATTGGAGTTACGTCTATTGAACATGAGAGTATTCGAAGAATTCATAGGCAGGTTGGAGTGCAGGAGATAAAACCGTTTAAGTCTAAGCATCAAGTGTTGCAGGAATTAGGGTTTCCGGTGATCAGTAAAGCAAAGGCAAGGAAGATAGAACTGCTTCAGACGAGAGATAGTGAGAAACAGACTTTCATTCATGCGATTATGACTGGGGATATGGGGAAACAGGGCAAGTTCCAACATTCCAATAAAATAAAGCTGCCGGATAAGTGGTTGCATTTGTTTGCTGGGAATTATCAGGAACATAGACCGGATTTGTGTTGCAGGTGTGCAAATTTTAAAGTATCAGCTGATTGTTGTAAGTACATGAAAGAAGCTCCTTGTGATGCCTGGGCGAAAGAACATAACAGTTATCCTTACTTGGGTTTAATGGCTTCGGAAGGCGGACAAAGGGAATTTGCATTAATGAAGAATGGATGTAACTATTACGGAAAAGATACAATTCGCAGTGCACCTTTTGCTCCGTTTATGAGACAGGACATATTGCAGCTTGCATTAGATTTAAAGGTCCCAATTCCAGAAGCGTATGGAACGATTGGGAGAAAGACGGATGGTACGTTATATACGACTAGAGCACAGCGTACAGGTTGTGATATTTGTGGTTTTGGAATTCATATGGAGAAGAGACCGCACCGATTTGATAGGCTTCGGGAGGATAATGAGAAGGCATGGGAGTTTTGGATGTATCGATGCTGCACGGATCCGGATACTGGAGAGCGATATGGATGGGGACGTGTGTTAGATTATATTGGCGTGGAATGGGAAGATAGGTATTTTGATATGGATACAAATCAGATGGATATATTTGATTTTCCAGAGTGGTTGCCACAGGATATGGAAATTTAATGTATAAAAAGGTAGAAAAAGTGTGAAAAAACGAACATTGACAATTGAATATTGATGGTTGGGGTGGTATGATTTTCTTATCACAAAAGATAGGAGATAAAACGTGGACGACAAAATACAGAAAATCAAAAAGAAAATCAAGAGACTTGTAGGAGATCCTACTCTGAATTGTAGCGAAAAATATGATTTGGTTAAAAAACAAAGCAAAGAATTAAGCGATGTAGAATTCAAAATATTATTGAAAGAGTATAAAAGAGAATACAAGTCTTATGATAGACTCAAAGACATAAAGGATATATTGGCTATGTTCTTAACTGGAATAGGATTACTGTTTACAATGGGGGGAAGTGCCTTTATTGCAGCAGAAAGGGTGTTTGTAGAAATGGAAACATTAATAGTGATGACAACTATATACATACTTAGTATAGTACTAATGCTTTGTGGAGTGCAAATGTGGCGTACGACCAACATGAATAGAATACAATATACTCTAGATATTTTAGAAGAATAGGACGACAAGTATTACCAACCATCAATATTCGGTGGTTGGTTTTTTATTGTCTAAATTTAGGAGAAAATGGAGAATAACAATGAGTAAAACAAATGCAGACAGAATAAGAGAAATGAGTATTAAGGAATTGGCAGAGTTTCTTCATAACACATTCTTATGTACGCAATGGAAATTTTGTTTTGAGCCTATGCCTTGGAGATAACAACGACATTGAGATTGGAAATAATTTTAAAGACATTAAGGAATGGTTGGAAAGCGAGGTAGCGGAATGAGCATGATTAGTGAACAGGTAAAGGAATTAAGGGAGATGGCAGATTATTGGAGAAGCAACGGGCTTGAGCCACAAAATGCATTAAGGAAAGCTGCCGACACCATAGAAGCATTATCTGAAAAGTTGAAAGCAGCGAATATGAAGAATAGCGGTGATTGGATTTCTTGTAGTGAAAGGTTGCCGGAGGAAAATGGTCCCGTACTGTGCTGGGTAAGAAGCACAACGATAGCAAGCGGAGAAACATATATTATAGGCTCGTGCAATAATGGATTTTGGTTTTTAAAAACCTATGAAATAGGGAGCCACAGTTTCCCGGTGAAAGATTATAAAGTTATTGCATGGCAACCACTGCCAGAACCATACAAAGGCAGGTGAAACAAATGGAGAAAGCTGATATTTACGGATACATAATCGTTGCTGTGATTTTGCTTATAATGGCTTTTATTGCTTGGGCATTGTGCAGGACCGCAGGAAATAGCGACGACAGGGAAGAAGAGTACTGGAAGAGAAGGAAGGAGAAAGAAGAGAATGAGCAATAACATACCTTCCTTCAACTATGAGGAAGCGGTAAAGGAAAGTCCAAGAGAAGCAGCAAGGTGGCATTTTGAAAGAAAGCCTTATGAGATAACAGGTATTAGTGTGCAGGAGTATATGAAGAGCCTTAAGGAAAGGAGAAATAAGCATGGGGATTAAAACAGATTGTTTTGCGTATAAAAAAAACCTCAATAGGTGTGGTGCATTGGAAGTATTGTACTGCAAAGATGGAGATTGTAGATTTTATAAGACGAAAGAGGAAAGATGTGAAGGGTGTAAGAAGGTAAAAGGAAGAACACTGACTTGTACGGAGTGTGTTAAGAAGGGATTGAAGTAAGAAGGGGTGATTCCATGAGTGAATACATATGTGGAAATGTTGTGTGTCCATTTTTTAAAGACGTAAATTCAAGCAAGAAGAAGATTATGTGTGAAGGTGTGGAAAAAGACTCGATTACTGTTCAAGTGTTTAAAAGTAAGAATGTAATGGACAGACATATGGAAAGTAAGTGCTGTGACAGATACCTGAATTGTAAAATTGCAAGGATATTAGATGGGAAGTACAAAGAGTAGAGGGTGTGAAAACATCCTTTATTTTTTTATGTCTCAAGTGTGACATGGAAAGAAATAAGTAATTATCATAAAAGGGAATGAGAATGGGAGGAGGATGCTTTTTGAGTAGTTACGATTGGAACAAAATAAAAACTGAATACATTACAGGCAATGTTAGTTATCGTAAGTTATGTGAAAAGTATGATATTCCATTTACTACTTTGCGGTGCCGTGCCAGCAAGGAAGGCTGGGTCAAAGACAAGAAAAAACATCGTGACAAAATCGTGACAAAAATGGTGGATAAAGTGGAGAAAGAGAAGATTGATTATAGGTCTACTCTGTACGATTTGGCATACAATGTGGCACAGCAATTAGTGGATGTTACGAGAGATAAAACAATTGAGGAATTGTTGTGTATAGGTATCAAGCCGAGAGATATTACGGGAGCAATTAAAGACCTTGGGGATATCCTTCATGTGAAGAGTGAAGTTGACCTTAGGGAGCAAGAGGCAAGAATCAAGAAACTCCAGAAGGAAGTGGAAAAAAATGAAACTGATGAAAGAGAATATGGTGTACTTATTCTCCCGCCAATAGAGCCAATAGAAAAATCAGGTGGTGATAAGAATGAGTAAAGCTATATGGACTCCTCAACCTAGACAGCAGGTGTTTATGTCAAGACCAGAGGATGAGGCATTGTATGGAGGCGCCGCAGGCGGAGGTAAAAGTGATGCGTTGGTTATCGAAGCCACAAGGCAAGTACATATACCACACTACAAAGCATTGATACTGCGTAAGACATATCCGCAATTGACGGAGCTGATAGAAAAGTCCTTAAGGTATTATCCACAGGCATTTCCAAATGCAAAATACAATGGTTCAGAACATACTTGGAGATTTCCATCAGGAGCAAAGATTATATTCGGTTCAATGCAACATTCACAAGATAGGATTAATTATCAAGGGAAAGCGTATGATTTTGTAGCATTCGATGAATTAACGCACTTCACATACGACGAATACATTTATCTATCATCTCGTAACAGACCGAATGGTGAAGGGACAAGGTGTTATATCAGAGCCACTGCGAATCCGGGAGGGATTGGTCATGCATGGGTGAAGGAAAGATTTATAACCGCATCTAAGCCTATGAGCACCATCCTGGAAGATGTAGATATAAGATATCCTGATGGGCATATAGAGAAAAAACGTCGTTCACGTATATTTGTCCCATCATCTGTATTTGATAATCAAATTCTATTGGAGAATGACCCAGATTATTTGATTCGGCTAGCATCAATGCCTGAAGCAGAAAGAAATGCATTATTGTATGGTGATTGGGATAGTTACGTAGGACAATATTTTTCTGAATGGAGAAATGATCCTGACCATTACGATGACAGAAGATGGACACACGTTATTAATCCATTTGAGATTCCGGATGGATGGCAGATATATCGTTCGTTCGACTGGGGATATCACAGACCATTCTCTTGTGGATGGTGGGCGATTGATTATGATGGTGTTGCATATAGAATACTTGGATACTATGGATGTAAGAAGACACCAAACACAGGAGTTGAGATGATACCGCAAGAGGTATTTAAAGAGATTCATAGAATCGAATGCGAACACAGATGGCTAAAAGGTAAAAAGATAATCGGTGTTGCAGACCCGGCTATATGGAATGCGCAGACAGGAGAGTCTATTGCAGAAGTTGCGTCAAAAAATATGGTCTACTTCCAAAAAGGAGACAATGACAGGCTAGCAGGGTGGATGCAGATGCATTACAGAATGGCATTTGATGATAACGGATATCCAATGATGTATGTTTTTAATAACTGTAAGGACTTCATCAGAACGGTACCTTCGTTAATCTACGATGACCACAAAGTAGAGGACTTGGACACGGATGGAGAAGACCATATCGCAGATGAGACTAGGTACTTCTGTATGAGCAGACCAATTAAACCTAGAATGACAAAACTGCCTGATAGATATAGGGAGACACCAATGAGTATGTTTTTGGATATACCAAAGGAGGATATCATAGTGAAACCACGAAAACAAAGAATGGAGGTAATAGAGTAAGATGGGATTGTTTGACAGGAAGAAGGTTGGAAAGCAGCCGACGAATGAGGAGCAGATGGCGCGCAGACAGTCAGCACCGCAGATGAGTGCCCAGGAGTATGTGCAGGGAATGATGGAGCAGAGGGGGATAGTTCAAGATGGGGCTGTCAATGGTTTTCAGGCGCTTGCACAGGTGATTGGAAGGAAGCAGGTGCAGGCTGCGAATCAAACGTTGATGCGTTATAAAGAGGGGAAGGCGAATCTGGAGCGGAAGATTATTGAGAATGAGCAGTGGTATAAGCTTCGTCATTGGGAGTGTATGAGGGGTGAGAGGAGTGATGTGCAGCCTACGTCTGCATGGCTGTTTAATTGTATAGCGAATAAGCATGCGGATGCAATGGATAATTTTCCTTCGCCGAATATCTTGCCAAGGGAGGAGGGGGATAAGGCGGAAGCGGAGATGTTGACTTCTATTATTCCTGTGATTTTAGACCAATGTGATTTTGAGGGTACTTATTCGGATGTGACGAACTATAAGATTAAGACTGGTACTGGGGTGTATGGCATTTTCTGGGATAAGTCTAAACTGAATGGTCTTGGGGATATTGCAATTAAGAAGGTGGACCTTATCAATCTGTTCTGGGAGAGTGGGATCACGGATATTCAAAGGAGCAGGAATCTGTTTCATGTGGAATTGGCAGACAATGATGTACTTTTGCAGGCATATCCTCAATTGCAGGGGAAATTGGGGAGTGCAACATTGGATATTAGTAAATATGTGTATGACGATACGGTGGATACGTCTAATAAGTCGGTTGTGGTGGATTGGTATTATAAGAGGAATCAGAATGGCAGGAGTGTGCTGCATTATTGTAAGTATGTGAACGATGAAGTGCTGTTTGCTACAGAGAATAAACCTGAGTTTGCTGACAAGGGGCTTTATGATCATGGTGAATATCCATTTGTGTTTGATGTGTTGTTTCCGGTGGAGGGGACTCCGACTGGGTTTGGTTATATTGATGTTGGTAAGGATGCGCAGAGTTATATTGATAGAGGAAATCAGGCGATTATGCAGAATATGTTAGCGAATGCGAAACCGAGGCATTTTATCCGTAATGATGGTTCTGTGAATGAGGAAGAGTATGCGGATATGAGAAAGGATTTTGTCCATGTGGATGGAAATCTTGGACAGGACAGTATTCTGCCGATACAGGGAAAGCCTCTGAATAGTATTTATGTGCAGATTGTTAATAACAAGATTGATGAGCTTAAGGAGACTACCGGAAACCGGGATATTTCCACAGGTGGGACTTCATCGGGTGTAACGGCTGCTTCTGCGATTGCTGCTATGCAGGAGGCGGGAAGTAAACTTTCAAGGGATAATAACAGGGCTTCTTACAGGGCATTCCGTAAGATGTGCCTGATGGTGATTGAGTTGATTCGCCAGTTTTATGATCTGCCGAGGTGTTTTCGAATTATGGGAGAGAATGGCGTGGCAAGATATGTGCAGTATTCTAATCAGGGAATCCAGCCACAGATGCAGGGAATGGATTTTGGATTGGATATGGGAATGCGATTGCCTTTGTTTGATATTGAGATTACTGCGCAGAAGCAATCTCCATATTCTAAAATGTCACAGAATGAGCTGGCACTGCAATTTTTTAATGCTGGGTTCTTTAATCCTCAGATATCGGATCAGGCGCTTGCCTGCCTGGATATGATGGATTTTAGCCGGAAGGAGTTTATCATGCAGAAGATTGCGCAGAATGGAACGATGTACCAACAGCTTTTAATGATGCAGCAACAAATGATGCAGTTAGGGGCAATGGTAGACCAGGCACGAGGCTCTAATGAAGTGACGCAGGGTCTAATGAATCAGTTTGGTATGCAGATACCGCAGATGACTTCTGGTAATAGCGAGGTCAGTGCGGAAGATATGGAGTCACTAGGCGGTGAAGGTGTAGGGGAGTCTAATGTTACCAAGAAGGAGAGGCAGAGAGTGGCGGATGCTACATCGCCAGAATAGGAGGCTGTATGATTTGTGTAAATATGAGAGAGAACAAGACAGGCAGGATATGTTTATCTGTGACAGGGCATGCAAATGCGGATAGTATCGGCAAGGATATTATTTGTGCGTCTGCTTCTACGCTCGTATACACGATTGCTCAGATGGTTAAAAATTATTATGAAATGGGGGCATTGGAGTGTCCTCCGAAAATTATTTTAAAAAGTGGACGCTCAAATGTGACATGTATTCCGAAGAAAGATTACTATGAAGAGGTAAGGTATGCGTATCTGGTTGTGCAGACGGGATTGAATCTGCTGGCGCGTAATTATCCGGAGTATGTATCGCTTACGTGTTTTGATGAGGTGTAATGCTTATCAAATAAAAAAGGGTCGCTCACTTACGGGCAGAAAGGAAATGTTATGAAAAATTCAAAGTTTAATCCAAAGTTCTTATTTCTTAACCTTCAGTTGTTTGCAGAAGGGGGAGAAGGTGGCACAGGAGCTGAGGGAGCAATGGCTGAAGGGGTGCCCGCCACACCGAAGACTGCGAAGAATCCGCTTGCAGATGTCAAGTATGGCATTCAGGAGGAGGATGTACCGCACGCAGAGGTACAGGAACCGGAAAGGACTGATGGAAGTGATGGTGTCGACTTGGATACTGAATTTGAGGAGCTCATCAAAGGAAAGTATAAGGAAGCATATGGAAAACGTATGCAGGACACTGTCAAGGACAGGCTAAAGGGGACAAAGGAAACGGTAGACAGATACAATGAGCTTGCACCAACCATTGAGGCGCTTGCAAGGAAGTATGGTGTGGATGTGAATGATATCAAAGCTCTTAATAAGGCAATTGAGGCAGATGATTCCTACTATGAGCAAGAAGCAATGGATAAGGGGCTTACTGTGGAGCAGCTTAAGAACATTAAGAAGATGGAGAGGGAAAATGCTGACTTGAGGAGACAGATGCAGGAGCAGAGTGTCCGCGAAAATGCGAACAGGCTGTATGCGTCATGGATGAATCAGTCAGATGCTCTTAAGGAGGTTTATCCGTCATTTGACCTGAGCGTGGAAATGCAGAATCCAAGATTTACAGATTTGCTGAAGAATAATATTGACCTTCGCACTGCTTATGAGGTGCTTCATAAGGATGAAATTATTCCGGCTGCAATGAGATTTACCGCAGAGAATGTGGAACAGAAATTGACGAATAAAATCATTGCGAATGGAAACAGACCTGTAGAGAATGGAATGAGCCAACAGTCATCGGTAACAGTGAAGAGTGATGTGTCGCAGCTCTCAAAGGAGGACCGGGCGGAAATTATCCGCAGGGTCGCACGAGGAGAAAAGATACGATTTTAAGTCGATGGGATCTGTCTCCTTGTAATAAGCAGAAAAAGGAGATTAAAAGGATGAAAACAAAGTATTTATTGATGAATTTACAGTTGTTCGCAAATCATGTGAACGTGACAACGGATGCTGCGACAGGAAATAATCTGTCGGCGGAAATGAAAACATTTTATGATATGACATTGATTGATGAGGCGTCTGCGCAATTGGTGCATGACCAGTTTGGACAGAAGAGACCGATTCCGAAGAATGGGGGCAAGACGATTGAGTTCCGTAAGTTCTCGAATCTTCCAAAGGCAACGACTGCTCTTACTGAGGGGGTTACACCGGATGGTAAGAAGCTGGATGTGACAAGTATTACTGCTACAGTGTCGCAGTATGGGGATTATATTACTCAGTCTGATGTGTTGGAGCTGACTGCGCTGGATAATACGATTCTTGAGGCGACGAAGCTTCTTGGAAAACAGGCAGGGGCAACTCTTGACACAATCGTGAGAAATGTTCTTGCAGCGGGTACGAATGTTTCTTATTGTCCGAAGGTGGTAAGCGGGGCGGAGACAGCGGTTACTTCCCGTTCAGGGATGGATACGACTTCTAAGTTGACCGTGAAGATGGTCCAGAAGGTGGTTGCTAAACTCAGAGGACAGAATGCACCGACTATTGGTGGAAAGTATGTGGCGATTATTCATCCGTATGTGGCGTATGATCTGATGCGTGATCCAGAGTGGATTGATGCGCATAAGTATGCGAATCCTACGAACCTTTATGAGGGGGAAATCGGGGAAGTGGCAGGTGTGCGTTTTGTACAGACCACGGAGGCGAAGGTATGGAATGATGATACTTGTCCGGCAAATGGAAGTAATAAGTATCATTCGGTGTTTGCTACGTTGTTCTTGGGAGAGGGCGCTTATGGCGTTACTGAGATTACAGGTGGCGGATTGCAGACGATCGTGAAGCAGAAGGGCAGTGCTGGTACTGCTGACCCGTTGGATCAGAGGAGTTCTGTGGGCTGGAAGGCGATTAAGACTGCGGAGCTTTTGATTCCAAATTATCTGGTGCGTGTAGAATCGTGCTCACCTGATTTTGATGAAACAGCTTCAAACTAATTTTATGTGGGGAGGATATGAATGTCCTTCCCAGATTAAGAGGAGGAAACCAATATGGCTAAAACAGAAAAAGAGATGGGTACAGCTGAAACAGGAAGAGAAACCAAGGGTGCTGAAGGCGAAAAGATGGTTAAGATTAAGCTTCCAAGAACTCGCAAGGATGAACCGGATGAGTTTGTTTCTGTGAATGAGCGGACTTGGCTGATTAAGCGTGGTGTGGAAGTGGAAGTGCCTGAGTGTGTGGCGGAGGTGCTGCGGCATAAGGAGGAAATGGAAGAGGCTGCGTATCAGTTTGACCAGAGTGTGCAGAACTAGATGTGAATGTGAGTGGGAGGCAGGGAATGTCTCCCTTTTTTTGATTAGGAGGGAATGTAGATGACAATAGCAGAGGTCATACAAAGTATAGATGTAATGAAGCCGAATAATTATTCGGAGGTAGATAAAATCAGGTGGCTTTCGGAGTTGGATGGAGGGATTAAAAAGGAAATCATGGATACGCATGAGGGTGAGAGTGTTATTTTTGAAGGCTATGATGGGAAAACGTCTCTTGAGATGGAACTTCTTGTGAAGGCACCGTATGATAACATTTATCTGCCTTGGCTGGAATCTAAGATTGATTATTCAAATGGGGAGTATGCGAAGTATAACAACAGTGTGACGGTATTTAACACAAACTATACTACTTTTGTAAGTGCGTATAACCGGGAGCATATGCCGAAGGGCAAAGCTATTAAGTATTTTTAAGGGGGGAATGACGATGATACAGCCTACATTGAGTCCGATTGCAACATCAAGGGATATGTTGGATGCATTTCTTGGATATAACCATAATCTCCGAGTGTCGGGTGGTGAGTTTTACGACATGAAGAATCTGACATCGGAGTATTATCCGGCGCTTTCTCCGAGGGGGAAGAGGGGCATCTATGAGTATCCGGGGGAGGGTGAGCATCACCCGAACGGTCTGCTTGCGAAGGATGCTTTGTGCTATGTGGATGGGACGAAATTGTATATTAATAATAAAGAGGTAGCTGGTCTTATTCTTAGGGATTCGCCGAAGCAGTTAATTTCTATGGGAGCGTATATCATCATTATGCCAGATAAGGTGTATGTGAATACGAAGGATTTTACGGATATGGGGGCAATAGAGGCGTTTTATCCTGGAACAGATGGACAGCGCGTGAATGCGAGATATGAGATGTGCAGGGTGGATGGGACGGTGTATGCGGATGTGACGATTTATCCGACTGCTCCAGTTGAGCCTAAGAATATGCAGCTTTGGATTGATACTTCGTCTACTCCTCATGTTTTGAAGGAGTTTTCGGAGACACAGGCGATATGGAATCCGATACCGACGGTGTATACGAGGATATCAGCGCCTAATATTGCTGCGAGCTTTAAGCAGTATGATGCGGTGAGGATTACGGGAATGCCTGATAATAATGATCAGCTTTCTGAACTGGAAGGAAAGATTAGTGTGCTTTATGACGTATATCGTGATAAGGGAAGTGATGAGAGAAAGGAAGGAACAGAGGATTATATTGTAGTAACCTGTTTTTTAGATGAAGCATTGACGAAAGAATCGTGCCTTCGGATTGAGCGTACGATGCCGGTTATGGATTTTATGATTGAATCGGGTAACAGGCTTTGGGGGTGCAGGTATGGTGAGAATGCTGATGGAGTTATCGTAAATGAGATATATGCTTCTAAGCTGGGGGATTTTAAAAACTGGAATTGTTTTCTTGGAGTGACAACGGACAGTTATATGGCATCTTGTGGTACGGATGGTCAGTGGACGGGTGCTATTTCGCATCTGGGATATCCTATCTTTTTTAAGGAGAATTGTCTGCATAAGGTGTATGGGAATTATCCGGCGAATTATCAGATTCAGGCTACGGAGTGCAGGGGAGTGCAGAAGGGCTGCGGGAAGTCTTTGGCGATTGTGAATGAGAGGCTTTACTATAAGTCTGGTAATGGTGTGTGTGTCTATGATGGTTCGCTTCCTTCGGAGGTTTCGTCGGCATTGGGGGATGTGCGGTATTCGGAGGCGGTTGGAGGTTCTCATAATAACCGGTATTACATTTCTATGAAGTCGGAAGTAGATGGGGAATGGTATTTGTTTGTGTATGATACGACGAGTGGTATGTGGCATAAGGAGGACCAGACAAGAGTGGATGGGTTTTGTTCTTGTGGCGGTGAGTTGTATTTTATAGATCATTCTGATAAGCGGATTAAGACGGTGCTGGGTTCTGGTACAAAGGAACGGGGAGATGTGGAATGGATGGCGGAGTCTGGGGTGATTGGGATGTCGCTTCCGGATAAGAAGTATATTTCGAATATGATTATCCGAATGTGGCTTTCGATTGGGACTCGGATTCGTTTTTCTATTCAGTATGATTCTTGTGGGCAGTGGGAATGTGTGTATTCTGCTACGGGAACGCATCTTAGGAGTTTTTCGATTCCGATTCGTCCGAAGCGGTGTGATCATTTTAGACTGCGGATGGAGGGCGTTGGGGATGCTAAGATTTTTTCGATTACGAAAACAGTGGAACAGGGGAGTGATGTGTGATGGGGATTGATATTAGACTTCCTAATATTACGGGTGCTTCTGCGGACGAGAAGATGGCGCAGATGCAGAGTTATATGCATCAGCTGGTACAGCAGCTTAATTGGGCGTTAAATACGGTGAATGAGGCAGCGGAGGGAAATGCTTCGAATGTGGTTGTGAATACGGGGCGTACGGAAGTAAAGGCGGTAGAGGAAAAGACGCCTGTGGATACGTTTAATTCGATTAAGGCGCTGATTATCAAGTCGGCGGATATTGTGAATGCTTATGAGGAAACGATGACGGAGCATTTTAATGGAAAATATTTTGCGGAGTCGGATTTTGGAACTTATCTGGAAGAGACAAAGGCTGTTGTCGATAAAAATTCTACAGGTGTTACAGAGCTCTATTCTGATATACAGAAGATTACGAACAAAGACAGCACTGGTTCACTGGATGTGCTTTCCAAAGATGTCATAGAAACGAATGCTTATATCAAAAGGGGGCTTCTTGGTTATGACAAGGAAAGCGGAGAGGCAGTGTATGGAATCGCAGTAGGGGAAACTGATGAAAAAGGAAATTATAAGAAATATGCATGGTTTACAGCGGATAAATTGACATTCTTTGATGGGACTGGGAATAAGGTTGCATACATCAGCAGTGACATGCTTTACATTACAAATGCTACATTTCTTGGAACAGTGCAGTTTGGTGGATACAAGATGGACACTTCGGACGGAATTGCATTTACATGGATTGGAGGATAGGATATGGGAACGATTACAGGAAATTTTGCAGTGGGAAGCAGTAATAAGTATGTCAGCTGTACGCTATGGTGGAGCAGTCAGACGGATAATAGCAATAATCGGTCTTGGGTAGCGTTTGATCTTCGGGCATCCAGAACGAACAGTGGCTATACAACGTATGGTACTGGGAGCGGCACGTGCAATATCAACGGAACGGAATTTCATTTTAATATTTCGCCGAGTCAGAAGATTACGCAAAATTCGAATACGCAGTTAGCTAGTGGTGGACTTTGGGTGGCTCACAATGTGGATGGTTCTAAAACCTGCTATATCGGAGTGGCCGCATCGATACCGGGGGCGCATCTTACTCTTGGCGAAACGAGAACGAATATCACTTTGGAGAATATTCCGAGGGCGGCGACGCTTACCAGCGCTCCAAATTTTAACGATATGGACAGTCCCACCATTACATTTTCGAATCCGGGTGGATTTCCAATTTATGCATGGCTGGAACAGGATACCGGAGGGGTAAGAAGGTGTCAGAGGAATTTGTCAAATACAGGAACCTATACATGGACATTTTCAGAGGAAGAGAAAAAGGAGCTTCGGAATATTTGTACTGGAAGCAGTCTTTCTCTTTGGTTTGGTCTGGGTACGAATATAGGTGGTAAGGAAGAGGTATCTTGGTTGAAAAGAGTCTTTACCGTGAAGGAGAGTGAGCTTACCAGACCTTCGGTTGCGATGAACCTGTCGCTGGATAATGGAAAAATCCCAGAGAAATTTGATGGAATGTGTATTCAAGGAAAAACGCTCTTGAATGTGACGATAGAAGCGGAGGGCAAGTATAATGCCAGTATAAGCAGTTATTCTGCAATGGTAGATGGGATTTCTTATAGCACAAAGGAATTTTTGGCAAACGCCTTTACTCATAGTGGCAATCAAGAAGTGGTATGTTATGCAAAAGATTCGCGTGGGATTACTGGTAGTGCTTCTGAGCAAGTGGAGGTAATTCCTTATTCCAGACCAACGATTCGTCCTGTGGGAAATGATGCTTATATCAGTTGTTATCGTGGAGAGGGCCAGGGGGCAAGAAAGAATAATAGTGACAGGGTTTGGCTGAGTGCGGAAGTTGTGTTTTCTGAGATATTGTCTGCTGGGGAGAATATAAATTTGTGCAGGCTTCAATGGAGAAGTAAATCTGCGGAGCAGGAGTGGGATGATAATGTTCATGAGTGGAAGGTTTTGGAGCTTAAGGACACACCCAGGGGCTTGTCTTACAGTGGTCTTTTGAAAGATGCTTTTTTTGATATGAAAAAGGCTTATACAATACAGCTTCAGGCTCTGGATGATGTGGAAGAGTATGATATTAAGGAGTTTGCCATTCCTACACAAGACGTGGCTTTTCATATGGCGAGAGGTGGAAAGAATGTCGGTATTGGAAGGTATGCGGATACTGACACGGAACATACAGTTTCTGTTGGTTGGGATGCTTATTTTGATAAGGGAATGTTTTTTGAAAGGGACAAAGTATACTTGAATATTTTTGACATTATTTATCCGGTAGGAAGTATTTATATGAGTGCAAATGATACGGATCCGGCGGAGCTTTTTGGAGTTGGTACGTGGGAGGCGATTCATGACCGGTTTTTGGTGTCTGCAGGAGAGCAGTTTGAGGCGGAAACTACTGGAGGTAAGAGCATCTATACCTTAAGGGCTGCCATTGGTGCTGTAAATGGGAATCCTGGAACACTGGGATACATTGCTGCGAATGCTTCTGCTTTGGAAAGTTCAGAAAAACCGACTTATGTAGTTACTGGAAACTGCTATACTGGTGAGAATTCTTATTGGAACCATTCTACTCCGGTAACAGATTTAAACGGGGATGGAACGCGGAATACGGAGATATTGCCGCCCTACATGGCAGTGTATATGTGGAAAAGAATATCATAAAGGAGGAAGAGAAAATGGCATTTGATTATGTAAGAAAAAATGCACACGATTATGAGACGGTAAAAAAGGCGTATGAGGACCGGGAGGCGCATAGTGTGTACAATAAGTCGCAGTCGGTGATTGACGCAGAGCGGCTGAGGGATGAGCATGCTGCGAATAAGGTGGCTGACTGGACAGGAGGTACTTATGGAGAGGCCGTGAAGAATCAGCTGGATAAGATTAATAATCGGGAGAAGTTTACTTATGATCTGAATGGGGATGCTTTGTACCAGCAGTATAAGGACCAGTATATGAATCAGGGGAAACTTGCGATGCAGGATGCGATGGGACAGGCTGCTGCCATGACCGGGGGATATGGTAACTCTTATGCTGCCAGCGTGGGTAATCAGGCATACCAGGGTTATCTTCAAAAGCTGAATGATGTGGTTCCTGAGCTTTATCAGATGGCGTACAACAAGTATACGCAGGAGGGTCAGGACATGAAGGATATGTATTCTATGCTGAATAATGCGTATAACACGGAGTACGGGGAGTATCGGGATAAGTTTACGGATTGGATGAATGAACAGAACCGGCTGGATCAGAATGCTTATAATGAGGCAAGTATGGATTGGACGAAGTTTTCGGATAACCGGAACTATTTCAACAGTGTATACAATACTGCGCTTGACTGGGCAACGAATGATGCAAATACGGATTATGCGAACCAGTTTGCTATTTATCAGCAAAATGTGGCAGAACAGCAGTGGGCACAGCAGATGGCGGAGCAGAGGGCGCAGCAGAGGACATCTGGCTCTGGCGGCAGCGGGGGGAACAGTAGTAAGGAAAAGAGCGTAAATTTGTTTACCTTTATGGGGGTAGCGAAGAACGGAAAGTATCAGTTTAAGGACAGTAATGGAAAAGTATACAGTTACGATAAAGGAATAAACCCATACACGGGAACAAGAAACGGGGATGCTAGTGGCGGCAGGACATTCTCTAATGGATATCAGCCGAATAATATAGGCGGAGTGAAGTTGAAAAGTACAGGTCAGACAGATGTGGTAAACGGAAGAACCCAGACTGTCTGGACTACAGACGGTAAAACAAAGTATATCTGGGACGGGACACAGAACAAATATCTTATATATCAAGGGTAAGGAGGCACTTCTATGGGAACTTTTCAGGCAACACAAAAGAGAAACCAAAATGTATTTCATGCAACCAGTCAGAGAGGATTTGAAGCGTCTGTTTATGAGTCTGTTTCCAGATTGCAAAATGATAATATGGCTGATGTTTACGAGACTTTAAATAACAGAACGTGGATTGATAAGAAAAAGCAGAAAGAGTATGAAAAGAGAATCAATCAATATGCACGTGATTTGGAAAATGCGAAGGTTTATTATGCATCATCTGGTTCTGATTATGATTTTGATGGTGCGTTGAAAAATGTGGGTATGCTTAAAGATTATGCGAAATCTTCTTTTCAAGATTTTAATAAATTTAATTCGGCAAAAGAGTATGAGAAAGCGGTAGAAGCATCAAAGAAATTTCAAGAAATGAGGACAGCGGACCTAGATTCTGTTAGTGCAGAAATATCAGACCTTGATAGTCAAATCGCAGCCGCAAAGGAAAAGAAGAAAGCTTATGATGATGAGTACAAGAACAATGGTGGGTATGTTTATACTCCATCTAGCAATACTAGAGTAACACCGGAGCAGTTCGCACAGTATACCGCATGGTCAAAGGAGTCTGATAAGTATCAGAAGGAGATAGAGGAGCTTGAAAAGAAAAGAAGTCAGAGGGGACTATATTATAATCAGGCAAAGAATTTGCAGCAGGAAGATAAGCTTACCAATGAAGCTAGGCAGTCTGAGGATTTCGATAAGTATGTTATGGCGGGAGCGACAATGGAAAATCCTACGCTCAAGGAAGCGGAGCGCATATTTGGGCGGAAAGAGGTTGTAAACCCGGTGACATATGCCAGAGAACATAAGGAAGAGTACGCAAGTGTCGGTTCGAATGGTGATGTAAGGGCTAAGACAATTAATCCGCTTTATTTCCTTATGAAAGATGATGAGGTTGCAATCTATAATTATTATTTGGGAAAAGGGGATCGCAAGAATGCGGACTTGTATTTAAAATCTATAGAGGAAAAGTTGAACTCAAGGGTGGCGAATAATACATATGATCTAGTGAAGGATAATTTGGCGCTGGAATATGCTTTTGGAGTTTTGGCAGGACTTGACCAGTTTTCTTCTGGGATGAAAAGCCTGTTTAATACAGAAGATGAATATATCCCTGCATCACCGGTTCAGGTTGCTTCTAGTATGGTTCGGGAGAATCTTGCTGATAAGGGACCTGAAATTCTTGGAAATTCTCTTGGACAGGCAGGGTATGATTTGATTACAACTACGAGCAATATGATGCCATCTATCATAACCTCTGCTGTGGTAGGTGCAGTGGCGACTCCGGCAGTGGGCGTGAAAGTGGGGACTGCTATTGCTGGAGCTTCTGGATCCGCGTTGTTAGGGGCATCTGCTTCAGGCAATGCATATCAGGAAATGTTGAATTTTGGGTATGACAAGGGACAGGCAAGGGCGTACTCTGCTCTTGTTGGTGCTTCCGAAGCTGGGCTTCAATATGCTTTGGGAGGTATTGGTTCGCTTGGCAGAGGAGCGGATGGCTTGTTTGGCGGAGTGACTGAACAGCTTCTAAAAAGAGTCGATCATGTGTTTGCGCGTGCAGCCATTCAGCTTGGAGGAAATATGCTTTCGGAAGGGTCTGAGGAGTATTTACAGGATATTCTGGAACCTTGGTTTCGGAATCTGGTATTCAAGGAGGATAATGAGATTAAACTTCTGTCGGAAGAGGCGATGTATTCGGGGCTGCTCGGCGCGTTGTCAGCTGGGGCTTTTGAAGGTGTGGGAAAAATCAATAGTAAACTAAATACATATAGAGATGGAAAGTATATCAATCAACATGGAAACACTAGTATACTTGTTGATGAGTCTTTAAAGCTGGACGCTAATTCTCCTGTCTATGAGCTTGCCCAGAAAGCACAGACACAGATAGAGTCTAAGGGAAAGGCGAAGAATAGTACGGTAGGAAAGCTGCTGAATGAGTACGCTTCACAGTCTTTTGTAGATGATGTTGCAGGAAGAGTAGAAGAAATAGGTGTTAAAGGTGCAAAAAATTTGCAGGAGCAGTTGCAGAATAAATCGATTCTTACGGATGCGATTGTGAATACTGTGCGTGGAAATAAACTTACAAGTGTCGAAAGGGCTATATTTGATGCAAATAAAGAGACTGCGAATCGGATTATCAGTGAGATTGATAACTTTGGAAAGGAAGGCTATACGAATCAATGGTTAAATGAATCTTACATAAATAAAAGGATTATTACAGGAGATAAGAGTGTTTTTGATAAAAGTGGAAATACGATGTCCGTGTCGCAGGATGGAAAAACGAAGACTGTTTCTAATGAAAGGGTTGAGCTGGGCAGGACGTTTGAGGCGGATGTATCTGACCGGCTGAGTGATGATGGAAAGACGAGGACAGTTGATGGGAAAGAGATTAGGATTGACCAGAGCAATCCGTATGTGGTTTCGAAGGATGGTAAGGCGTATCTGAATACGAATGAGGGCAAAGTTGCTCTTGAGGATGTTTCTTTTGGTACGGAGAGTGAGGCTCTGATCTATGAAGCGTTTGCCGGCATGGATGTGAATATTGCGAATCTGGCGGTTTCCAGATATCACGGACAGGTTCCGGTGCGTACTTACATTACTGGTATGTTGCAGGGCATCAACGTGTATGGAAAGTATAATTTTAAGGGAGTTGGAATTGACATTTCGAAGTCTTCATTTTTGGCGGATTTATCTGAGGCGGATCAGAAGTATGCATTGGAGCTGGGAAGAATGCTTGCGGATATTGAGACGAAGTCAAAGCAGGAAGCTGTCCAAAAATCTTTGACTAGTGCGAAGGATGTGAAACATCAGGGAAAGGGTACTGTGCGTTTCGAGAGGGGTGTGAGTGCCAAGAGTGAGATCCAGAGGAAGGGCGTGGAGCTTGCACGTCAGCTTTCGAGGGTTACGGGTGTTAATATCGTGTTCTTTGATTCTACAAAGGATGTGAAGCATAAGGGGGATAATGGCTGGTTTGATAGGTCTGATAATAGTATCCACCTTGATATCAATGCAGGGAATAACCTAGAGGGTACGATTGCATTTACTTTGGGGCATGAGTTGACGCATTTTATTGAGAAGTGGTCTCCGGCTAAGTTTAAGGTGTTTTCTGATTTTCTTTTGGAGCAGTATGGGGAGCATGGGAAATCGGTGCAGGAGATGCTGGAAGTGAAGATGGCGGAACTAAAGACGGATGATGTGGATTATGCGATGAGTGAGCTTGTGGCGGATGCGTGTCAGACAATGCTTCTTGATAGTAATGCTATAGAGAAGTTGGCTCAATTAAGGACGCAGGATCGGACGCTTTGGGGCAAGATTAAGGAGTTTGTGAATAAGCTTCTTACGGATATCCGGCAGTTGTATAAGGAGTATGCACCTGATTCTTCTGAGGCGAAGGCGCTTCGTGATATGGAGGATGTGGTTGGTAAGATATCGGCTATGTTTGAGGATGCTGCGGTGGATGCGGTGGAGAATTATAATGCTTCGCAGGCAAGACAAGTACAAAGTAAAAGCGGAGTTCAGCATTCCATAAGGACCACGAATGATGGGATAAAGTATGTAGATGTGGATACAGACCAAGTACTGTTTGATAAACTTGATGCATCAGATAAACGTGCTATGGCAAAATTGGTAATACAAGAATATTTTCCTGCTGGTACTTTGGTAGAGTTTGAAGGAGAAAAATTCTATGTTTCAAGCAGAACTGCAAAAGAGTATGCTTATGCTGAAAAAAACAGAGGCAAAAAGAGACTTCATCAAGATAAAATGAGAGCGTCCAGAGAATTAGACAATTTGTTAAAAGTAAGTAACTTTATTGAAAACGATTCATCTAATGAGGTAAAAGAAAGACATCCAGAAGCAGTAGGCGGTATTGATACATACAAAACAGTATTCAAAGTTCAGGACAGATGGTATGAAGGTGTTGTTAACGTAATAAACCGTACAGAAGGAAGAGAGATATATGACGTTACAAAAATAAAAAGCATCGGGGCAAACGAGGCTCTTAATAGTAAGAGTAAACTCGCAGCGCAACCCGACGCCTTTATTGATAATAGTATATCAAAAAATCAGCAAAATGCAACTGGAAATATACAGAAATCTCAAAAAAGGAACAGTAAATATGTTGCTGACAGGTTAACGGAGAGTGAATGGGACTATTTCAAAAAACAGATTGGTCACTTGAAAGCAGGAAATCAATATGAAATTGCTGACAATGGTGATATAATGATTCCAGTAGAGAACAAACTGGTATATACGGATGGGAAGTATGATAATCCGGGTATCAGTAAGATTGTTGAATTTAACTCAGAATATGAAAGTGAAATTGATAGAGCAAGGAGGGAGATTTATGCAGCTGAAAAAGGAAAATCCAAAATCGAAGATGCGTACAGCCTTATTGAAATTTTGTATGGATCGAGATTTATCGATGAGTACGAAGTTAGCGATGGCAGAACCACTCAAAGATATGACAGACGAACAGAAAGAGGAAAGAGCAGGTCAGATACTTACCATCGTGAGTTCCTGCAAGACAGAATCAGAGATGCTAACGAAGTTATCCGAAAAGCATCTTCTGAAGGAGACGGAGGAGAATGGGACAACAAAATAATACCTTTAGATGAGAACGAAAGGATATCATCGGGAGATAGTAAGAGAAAGACAGTTCCAAACTTAGTAACAGACGAGGATATTTTCTTTTCCAGAAGACATGGATATGAAAAAACAGACGAGTATTATTCAAAGGTTACGCCTTCGAGTCGGGAAGATTCAAAACATATGGATATGCGTGATGAGAGGAATATTGCAAGATACCGCAATGAGATAGATGGTGTGTTTGATGGAACGCTTCCTGTTGGTAGAGATGTTATGATTGGCGTGCCTTCAAATGTTCTTTTGGAGTATGGGATAAGCAACCGTACGATTCATATGTCACAGAGTGTAGTTCGAAAGATTGCGTATCCTTTGGGGTATAAGGTTGGAGATTCCATAATAAATCAAGACCCGAATAGAAAAACACAAGGTGATATGGGTGGAAAACATAATCTAGGTATTTCTGCTATTAAGAATCTTCCATTACAGATAGCAGACCCGATTGCAATTACCAAAAACAACCAACAGAATAGCAATAAAAATAGTGTTGTTTTATGGACAAACTGGGTGACAGAAGATGGCAGGGGCATTATGCTTGGTTTGGTTATAGATAGCAAAGGCGCAACGGGATTGCAAAACAATATATCTACTGTGTTCCAAGCAGAAGAAGCATATGCAGAAAGATTTTTTGAGAACGAAGAGGATATTCTTTATACAAAAAATAAAAAGGATATCAAACAGCTTCTTTCTCTCCGGCGATATATGCCTGAGGCGAGGGCTGATGATACCTTTTCTAAAAGAATAGCAGAGAATGATTTTGATGTCAAGGACGATTTGCAATCTTCTAAACGAACCTTTTCTAACCGGGAAATCTTAGCAGATGCATTAGAGACTACAATTGATACATCTACCGTGACAGGACAATATGAAGCAAAGTATCTTAAGGATTACAAGGATAATATTGTAAAGCTGGACGAGTTGGAGGAGCATCTACAGGAAGTGAGCGCAGAGCTTAAGGAACTTTCTTTTGCCAAAGGGAAACGGGATATGGACCGTATTCGTGATTTGCGTGACGAAAAGATTAAGACGCAGAATCGTAT